TTCTGGAGAGCTTGTATTTAACCCCCGAATGGGACGTTTTGGCGCCGGATACGCTGAGCCGCGTGACCGAAACCTACAAGGTGAGTGGGGCGGACCTGGTTGCTCAGGGTTATGAAAATGTCGATGCAGGTAAGATTTATTGGTTTCGGCGTGTTTGGGATGCCAATGCGGAAAGCTGGTATCTGCCATGGGCTGTCGATGAGCCGTCATCTGAACCTGTGAAGGACTCAAAACGCAGCGTCGTCCACGGTCTGGGATTCGTCCCTCTGGTGTGGATACGCAATCTCCCGGGTGGCGATACCGTAGATGGCGCCTGTACATTTCGCGCTGCAATCGAGACTGGCATCGAGATTGACTACCAGTTGAGCCAAGCTGGGCGGGGCTTGAAGTACAGCTCGGACCCGACGCTGTTGATTAAGGAGCCCGCCACCAGTGATTCCGAGATCGTAAAAGGTGCTGGCAACGCATTGGTGGTGTCGGAGAAGGGTGATGCCAAGCTCCTTGAGATCGGCGGAACGGCCAGCGAAGCGGTGATCTCTTACGTGCGGACATTGCGTGAGTTTGCGCTGGAGGCGGTTCACGGCAATCGGGCCAGCGCCGACCGTTTGACCGCAGCGCAATCCGGGCGGGCGCTCGAGCTCATGAACCAGGGATTGATCTGGCTTGCCGATAATTTACGAATTTCTTACGGAAATGGGGGCGTTTTGGCACTCTTGAAGATGGTCATTCGCGCGTCCCAGGTTTTTCCGTTGGTGGTAATGGGTGAGACGTTGCCGCTCCTGGATCTGACCCAGCGTCTGACATTGCGTTGGCCGCGTTGGTACCCGCTATCAGCGGATGACCGGTTGAAGGAAGCGCAGGCGATCGCAACCCTGACTGGAGCGGGCCAACTCTCCCAGGAAAGTGGCGTTAAAGCGCTGGCTGCGACGAACGGAATTGCGGATGTACAGGCTGAGCTGAACGCCATCGACCAGGACACGCCATGACAGACGAATCAAATGAGCCGCCAGAGAATTGGCAAATTCGCGCGGAGACGGCGGAAGCCGCGTTGACGCGGGTGCAAGCGGAAACCGAGGCTCGACTGATCCGTGCCGAACTGAAGGCTGAAGCGATCCGCGCCGGCATGGTGGACCTGGATGGATTGAAGCTTTTGGATCTCGCCGAGATCAGGTTGAACGGCACCGGCGAGGTCGCCGATGCATCCGGCATTTTCACAAAATTGAAGCGGCAAAAGCCGTGGCTATTCGGTAGCCCAGCGTCTTCCTCGGCGGCCGCAAATCCGCCACGGCCGGACCCGCCTCGCATGCGGCACGCGAATGAGCTGAGTCACGAGGAATGGCTGGCGGCCAAGGCGGCGTTGCTGCGACGGCGCTAGGTCCAGTCAAGACGGTGGAATGCGCTGGCGATTCCGCTCTACCACTAAATATTGGAGAATCTGACGATGGGTATACAAAATTTTCCGGCCGCTCTGCAGCCGATTATTCAACAGGGTTTTCTGGAGCGCGAGTTCGAAACGGCGCTGAAATCGCGGCTGGGCTATCGGCTGATCGCTGATCGCGAGGAATTTGCCGTTGGCATCGGTGAAACGTTGACGAAGACGAGGGCCGGATTGAAGCCGAGCGTGACGGTGCCGCTGCCGGCCGCCACCAATACGAACCTTGACAATGGATTGACATCGACGAACTGGGGTGTCGAACAATACACGATATCCCTCAACTTTTACGCGGCGACTCAGGACCTCAACATGGTGACGAGCCGTGTTGGCATCGCCAGTCAGTTTTTGCAAAATGCGGCGACCAATGGTGAGCAAGCAGCGCGCAGCCTGGATGAATTGGCGCGCAATGCGTTATTTGCGCCCTATTTCGGCGGCAACACGCGGGTGCTCACAACTTTGAGCGGCGCCGGGCCGAGCCTGGAGGTGGATGATGTTCGGGGTTTCCAAAGCGTCTTCGTCAACGGTGTTCAGCAGGCGGTCTCGTCCACGTACCCGATGACCGTGACGGTGGGATCCGACGCGTATAGTCTTGTCGGGGTAACACCGGATGCCAATAATTTATCGACGGCCCCTGGCGGGATTTCTGGACAATTGGTGTTTGCCAGCAACGTGACGGTGGTCGACGGTACCGCCGGAAGCGCGGTGCAGGCGGCGACGGCGAGTGCAATTGTGCGGCCCGCGAACCGCGCGACGACCGCAGCGCTACAGGCGACAGATACGCTGACGATGGGTAATCTGCTGGATGCGGTGGCTCTGCTTCGCCGCAATGCGGTGCCTCTGGTGGACGGCGTGTATAATTGCTATCTCGATCCGGTTTCTGCCCGGCAACTGTTCGCTGATCCGGACTTCAAACAGCTTTTCACCGGAGCCACGTCCAGCAATCCGGTGTTCCGGCAGGGAATGGTCAGCGACTTTCTTGGTCTGCGCTTCATCACGACAACCGAAGCCTATGTTCAATCGTCACCGAGCATTGCCGGACTCTACGTCCGGCGGCCAATCGTCTGCGGACAAGGCGCGCTGATTGAGGGCGATTTTGCCGGCATGGCGGCGGACGACGTGGCGCCCAAGGACAGCCTGGTCAACGTGATCGACAATGTCGCGATGGTGACACGCGAACCGATCGACCGGCTGCAACAGATCATCGCGCAAAGCTGGTACTGGATCGGTGGGTTTTGCGCACCCTCTGATACCACCACGACGCCGACGACGGTGCCGACCGCCACCAATGCGAACTACAAGCGCGCGGTGATGCTCGAGCATATCGGGTAAGGGGGCGAGACATGTCAACGGGTTCAATCCAGCCGTTCCGCCCTGCGGGCACAGCCAGCGTCGCAGCGTCGGCGACGTCCGGTAGCGTGCCGTTGGCCGGCGGTGGTCACGCGGTGCTGGTCTATAATGCGTCCAGCGCGACTGCGTTTTTTCGCCTTGGCGCCGGTGCGGGATTGACGGCTTTGCTGTCAGATACCCCTGTACCGGCGGGGGCCCGCATGCTGGTTGATGGTGGACCTTTCGTCAAATACGCGGCGGCAGTTCTCGCGGCTGGAACCGGAACGGTTTATTTCACGCTCGGTGACGGGGACACCTACTAGCTATGTCCGGCACGGTGCCAACCGCTTTCACCGATGCGCAGAAGACCGATGTGCGGCGCTTCTGCGGCTATCCTGCGTATGGCGCCGGCGCCACGGGTTTTGAGTCATGGCGGTTTTTCCAGGCCTACGGCACGCTGGAATATCGCATGAACAACCTGTCGCCGGCCGAGATCGCGGTGACGCTGCAGTATTTGATCACGCTGAATATGCTGGAGGCGGCGATTCCTCCCGCTTCCGGTAATTTGGACACCGAAAGTGCGGCAGCTTGGACGCACAACCCGAATGAGACACGGGATCGGATGAATTTGTTTGATAGCTGGCGCCGCCGGTTGTGCGGATTCATGGGTATTCCGCCCGGTCCGGCCTTGGCGGATACCGGCATAACGCTGGTGGTATAGTGTTATGGATGGTTTGAAACTGGCGGACCGGTTGGCCTATGGCGCCGGTTGCGCGGCGCGTCGCGTCGGGTTTCTTCATGACGCCTACCGGCCAAACGGGCCAGTGCCGCCGATCGACCTTGCCAACCGCTTCCTGCGCTTGTGTGTCGGCTATGTTCTGCCGGGAGGCAGCGTGGGCGCACCTGCCGGCTTTGGTGTGCCGTTTCGGCAGGCCTGGGCGGATTGGAGCTACTTGCAGGTCGGCGACTATCTTTCAGGTCCTGAGGGTGTGGTTTTTGTCGCTGCTATTGAACCGCCAAAGCCGATGTTAGTGGTGATGACCAATTCCGTGGTCAGCCTGGCAAGGCCGGCACCGCCGGTTCTGGCGGGGCTGAACCCGTATGGCGCGGTGCTGCCTGCGAGCGAGACGGTCTTGCTCAGCTGTTTTCCGGCAAGTCTTCTGGTTGGCGGGATTGATGACAGGACCAGAGCCGGGCTGCCAGACGACACAAAAGTCCCCGGCTTCACGGCGTTGTTGCCGGCGATCGATAGCGTGCAGCCGCATGTGGCTGATATTTTGAGCAATGACTGCGGCGAGCGGTTCGTAACGACCGCGGTGGAACGATTGAATGGCGTTTGGCGATTGTCCGCAGTGCAGGCCGTGAGCTGATGGCCGACCAGGCGGATGTGGAGACGGCAATAGCGTCGTTGATCGCGAACGCGCTGTACCCGAACGGGACCGCAGCGCCCGGCGCGGTGCCAAATGTTTGTCGCGTCTATCGAGGCTATCCGACCGCGCCAGCGCTGGATTCGGACTTGGCGGCAGGCGTTGTTCATGTTTCGATTGTAGGCGGCAGCAGCGTGAAGAACGTCACTCGGTATCCACGCGTTTGGCGAACGGTAGCGCCGGTGTCGCCCACGTTGACGGTCACATTAAGTTCCGATTCGGCGTGTTTTGCGGGCAGTTGCGCGGTGGGCCAACTGGCTGGTGTCGTGGTGAACGGCGCGCTGTTTCCCTACGCCGTGCAGGCGAATGACACGCCGCCCACGGTTGCCAGCAATTTGGCGACATTGCTGCGGGCGGCAGGCTGGATTGTGAATTATAGCGGTGTCACGATTAGCGTACCCGGAGCGGAGCTATTTACGGCGCGGGTGGTTTACGGCGCTGGTGCGCTGCAAGAGATCAAACGCCAAGTTCAGGATTTCAAGATTGCGATGTGGTGCCCCGACCCGGTGTCGCGCGACGCCGTGGCGCCAGTGGTAGACCAGGCGTTGGCGGCGGAAAAATTCCTGGCCTTGGCTGATGGCTCATTCGCGCGGCTGATTTTTGCCGGAGGCGAAGTTCTGGACAGCGCCGCAGACGCAACGCTGTACCGGCGTGACATTACCTACAGCGCAGAATACCCAACGACGTTAGCACAGATGACGCCTGCCATGCTGTTCGGGTCCGCCAGCCTGCACGCCGATGCGGCGTTTGTTGAAACTCTTCAAGGTTAAAGGAAAACCAATGACATTCCATCTGGTTGTGCTGCGGCCCTTCAGCGCGTTCAAACGCGGCGACGTGATTACCGAAAGCGCCGTGGTCGCCAGGGTTTTGGCAGGACCGGAAGCGAGCTTCGTTGTCCGCGTCAGCGCAAAGGGAGACTGAGCCATGCCGGTTTTCGCCCAGGGTAGTATTAACACCACGGCGCTGATTGTGCCGGATCTATATGTACAGATTGTTTCGCCCCAGACGCTATTGCTGAACGGCGTGCCGACCGACACGCTCGGCGTGGTCGGCTCCGCGACGTGGGGGCCAGTTGGAGAACCGACAATCTGCGGCAGCATGGGAGACTAT